GAATGAAGAAGTAGATCCTAGACCCTACACTATCGCTAACTTTTACACGAAGTTGTCTGAGCTGGTTGATGAAACGGACTTAGACGAAAAAGATATCGTGATCACCGTGCTGCGTCTTGCTACTGAGTACGGTACGCAGATGCTCGGAGTCAATGAGTACAACTATCTTGTCTCAAGAATTCTGACACTGACCCTGGCTATTCAAACCGGTAAGGTGGGTATTACTTTTGATGATTTACTCAAGGCAGAGGAATCAATCCTAAAGGACATACTCCATTGAACCCGCGCATCGAAGGACCGGGACGTTATCGTTTTGGTAAGAACCTATACTTGTTGGTCGCCGCGAGCGGTGCTGGAAGTTGGATCTTTCGCTATCAAATTGACGGCAGACGCCGAGACATGGGCCTTGGTCCATGGCCGGAACTGTCAGTCAAGGAAGCCAGGGAGAAGTCTTTAGTTTATCGCAGAATGGTTAAGATTGATGGTTTGGACCCTTTGGAGGTTGATAATGAGTGAGGATGTTTTGTTAGAAGCCGATGGGTTTGAAAAAGCTTTAGTTGGTGTGGTTGAGCAGTGCGGCGGCTTTCGAGCCCTGGCCTACGATTACTGGAAGTGCGTGGATGTGTTGGTCGATGACAATGAGTGGGATGAAGAGGAGGCTATTGAATACATGGACTTTAATGTAACCGGGGCCTATGTAGGCCCCGGCACACCGGTTTTTCTCTACCCCTTTACACCAGACGAAGATTAGCCGTCTTTTGTTTCGCTGTCTCCGCGAACAGTGGCTTGATGAACTCATGCCTCTTAAAACTTTTGTCGTTGTTCTCAAACAATTTCATCAGTTGATGGAACTGCCACAAACTTAAATCTAAAGTTTGATCTAAAATGGCTTCTTGAAATAATTTGTAATCGTCATTGGTCATTGCTCTATACCCTCTTCTTTAAGTTATTAATAATTCTCTTCAAAAGTGATCTCAGGTTCTGCCCGGCTTCGTCATAACTATCCGCCGCCTCCCCTAAACAAATGAATACGTGCTTGTCTTGGAAATCCTCCGATAACATCTCATCATCCATGATTTGCTGGATCGATTCTTCCAAGAGCTCCTCGCACTCCACATCGTACACAATCGCTTGGTACAACGGCTCTTCGTCAATATGATCCATCGGCCATTCGACAATCTTGGTCCGTAACCTTAACGACTTCAATCGTCTAACTCCCAGGGTCGAATGTATCGAATGTTTGGGCTGGCAGGCTCCGGGTTACCACGATCAACAATCTCTTTGACACGCTCTTCTGCATATTCCATCAGATTGTCACGCATCGCCGCTCGAAGCTTTTCTTGGTTCTCATCACCAAGCACGAAGTCGATGGCTAATGGACCAAGGTCCGTGGGCTCAAACAAGAATGCCTCCCACTCTTCTTTATCTTTTGCCACAAACAGCAAACACAGCTCACGTTGCATAGGCAATGGCACTTCGTCGTATGAGGCGTAGAAGCTTCTGCATTTTTTCAGCAAAGCTTCGTACTCGTATTGCAGTTCAGAGTTTGGTTCAATCACGATATTTCCCCTTTCAATTTGCTCGTCAGTCAAGCAGTCTTGGCTGTACGGATTTGAATGCGTTAGTTTACTCATTATGCCACCTCGCGTTTTTCTAGGATATCGATAATTTTTGAGGCAACACGTTGACCGTGACCGCCGATATTCCAAAGGGTATTTTCAGAATATTCTTTCGTGCCTATTTTCCAATCGTAAATTGTCGCGACAACACCGTCTATTTCCAGAACCCACTCGACATTTAATTTGTCGTCAAGATATTTTGGGTCAGCATAAGTGGGATGACCGAAAGCTTCGACCAGCTCCCAGTACGTGGCACGAACTGATTGTAAAAAGTGCGTACCGTTAGTATTTAAATCCCTTGAGTTAATTATCTCCATCAATCTTTCTCCTTTCTGGTTGAGGGGGCATACGCCCCCGATTGATTGTTTTTTAATCTTCGACTCTGTCGTGAATAGCAACTGCGCCATAGAAATCATGCCCAAGCAACGATTCAATCTTTCTACTAAAACGGCTGTCACACGTTCCAGCGTAGTTGCCACCCATCATGGTCCACTTGTTTTCTAATTTTTCTGGGACAATTCTTACTGCTCCACGAACGTGGTTTTCCAGCTTCGCAGCGGGATAGTCTTCGCACGGGTCACAAGGACCCTCGACGTTTGTTAAACAATATCCTTTGATAGTGCTTGTTGTGTTGCTTGTAACATCTCGATAAATATTTGCGTGTAATCCCATTTCTAATTCCTTTAACATTTGTTTAATGAGATTTAAGTATAGCATGAATCATGGGAAATGTGCAAACTTTTTTATTGTTTGTCCTATATAGGGGGGCAAATATATTTTTCGTGTTTCAAAAAGTTTTTTTGGGGCAAAAAAAGTGCGAAAGTGGGACGGTGTGTATTTTTTTTAGGTAAAAGGTACATAAAACAATGACATAGGTCCACGGACCTCGTCCCAAGGCTCGTCCCAAGGGTATCTGTACCGTCCCAGAAGAGTGCGACAAATAACGAGTTTCCGACCAGCGCGCGCATGGATTTGCTTTTTTCAGTGCAAAAATATATTTTGACCCCTATATAAACACATTTAGCTGGAGGAACGAATTGGCTACTCGCAAGACTATTGAATCACGAGCTCGTGACATCGAAGAAGCATCCGGCAGGAAGCTAACCCAAAGACAAAAAGAATTCGCCAGGTTGTTTGTTGACGGCAGACACTCAAATGCTGAATGCGCCCGGCAAGCTGGTTATGCGGCAGATTCCGCAAACGTCCAGGCTAGTGTGCTGTTAAAAGGTGAGCGGTTTCCGCACTTGATTGAATACATCAATGAACTTCGAGAAGACCGGGAACGTCGATTTGGTGTAACACTCATTGGACAGATGGAACGCTTCGATAGATTGAGTCATGGAGCTGAAGAGGCTGGTCAGTTTTCAGCAGCGGTCAACGCTGAAAAAATAAGAAGCGCCCTGGGTGGTCTAACAATTGATAGACGCGAACAGAACCATTTACATTCTATCGAGGGATTGTCTAGGGAAGATGTTGAAAAGAGATTAGCCGAACTAAGAAATAGTCACCCGGAAGCCTTTATCGAAGGCAAGTTTGAGGAGATTGACGATGAGCCAACCAGAAGCCTTACTGTGGAAGAATCTAAAGGAATCACTGCCGAGCCACTGGCAGTCTCAGCGGATTGAAAATAGAGCAGGAGGAGGCGTTCCAGACGTATATCTGTGCGCCGAGGGAATATCTTTTTGGGTTGAGCTTAAAGTAACAAAAACTAACGCGGTTAAGGTGTCTGCATTCCAACATGCTTGGAATTACGCGCATCATCGCGCGGGCGGGATTAATTTTTACTTGGTTCGCCCCCTCGAAGCCGACAACCTATATTTATTTGCCGGGGACCAAGGCAAAAACCTCATGACCCATGGAATCAAGAGCAATGGTTCGGGCCCCGTCGTCCCATGTTTGTGGTCGGGGTCGGGATTCGGGGACCTTGTACCACGGATGTTATCTATTGCGCGTGAACGACTAAGCAAGTATATGATTGAGAGCTCTTGGGTCGGGGTCGGGGATCAGTCGGGTTCGGGTTCGGGGCTTGATGATTCGGGTCGGGGCAATTCGGGTCTTGATAGTTAGCTGGTAGTAGGTGTATATTGGTCACTTCCCCTTTTCGACCTGGGACCCACGACTCCAGGTAGTCCCCGGCCAGATCGCGGCCGGGGTTTTTTTCCTATGATCCTATATATGGCGGATAGCTTCTAATTTTAGATCTTAGATCCGTGTGCCGATCATCAAATTTTAATTGATAATTAGGATATTTTTGTTGATGTCTTTTTATAAAGGCCGTTGCATCCTGGTCTTCTTCTAAAAATACGCTGCTACCGCGGCGGTAAGAATAGGCCGTAATAGATCGCTCTAGTCCTAGATCTACTAGGTCCGTAATATCTACTTTTAGCCAGGCATGGCCCGGGTCGCTGTAAAATGTTTTTGTTATTGTCTTTTTCATATATCACCTAACATTTAATTAATGAGATTATATTGTATACCATGTAAAAACATATATCAACGCTTTACATGGGATATCATATTCTATATAATAGAGTCTCTTAAATGTTAAAGGATAGAAAAAATGTTTAATAAGAATACTTTTATTATATATGACGGTCCATCGATGTTAGACGGCAAAGACATTGTTGTTTTAATATCCGGTTTTAAAACTAGATCTAAGAATGATAAAACTGGTGATATGTTCCAAACCTGGATACTGGTTAGAGATATTCACCCGGTAGAAGCCGCAAAAATGGGACTTGATGTTTCAATTTGCGGCGATTGTATCCGGCGGCCTATCCATGAAAATACGTGTTACTTGGTTTTATTTAAAGCAATAGCGTCTATGTGGAATGCATACCAGGCCGGCCGTTATGAAAAAATGGCACCGACTCAAGTCGCCGATATGATCCGCAACCATAAGCGAACCAAAAAATTAAGATTAGGATCTTATGGTGATCCGTTAGCCGTACCAAGTGAAGTATTCAAGCCGCTAGTTGAAGCAGCCGAATCATTCACTGGTTACACTCACCAGGTAAAGCGCGCGAATAAAAAATGGTCCCGTTATGTAATGGCCAGCGCCGATACTAAGCAGCAAGCGCTAGATTATCAAGCAGCCGGTTTTCGTACTTTTAGAGTACGCGCCGAAAAATCGACGCTGCTACCTAATGAGATAGCTTGTCCGGCATCAAAAGAAGCCGGCCGCGTTTCATCATGCGCTAAGTGTAGCCTATGCATGGGGACCACGAGCAATAGTAAAAAATCGGTAGCAATTATCGAACATTAATTTATCATAAAGAATCGGCGCGCGTTGTTGACACCTGGCGCGCCTTTCGGGACCGGGCTTTTTAACATTTTCCCGGACCATCGGCCGGCCCATTCGGGCCGGCTTTCTTTTGTCCTGGATTCGGGTCGGGTCGGGTCGGGATAATTCGGGATTCGGGATTCGGGGATAGCAGCTATAGGGTACAGTAATATAAATAGCTTAGAAGTGATTACACGAGCTCGAATTTATCACGAGCCCAAGAAAAAACGCCCCGAAGGGCGCTCGCTCGTTATTCCAAAACCTGATCGTACAATTTACGCTCGTTTTTAGTTAGGCATTTTTCATGCACTCTATATGCTCCATCGGTGAAATGATCCGCGTTATCATAACCCAGTACTTCCGACGCGGTTATGTCCTCATCTAAAGTTATGAGCTCGTCGCATCTATCGCATTCGAGCATGGAGCATTCCGAACACAGATAGCCACTTCGATATTCCCCATCATCGAATACCTTTTTACCTTCAAAGTAGCTCTCGTAGTCTGCATCAGCTGACAGACGATTGACAAAGAGGCCACTACCAAAGGAAGTATCTCTACCGCAACATACGCAATTATTATCATTCATTCCACTTCCTCCAAACATGAAACCGCTTTACTTACCCTCTCAATGTATGCGTTCATTTCGTCATCTGTATCAAAGTACGGCGTTCCCCATGTAGAGGAATTAAAATATTGCGCTTCTTTATTGTCATCTCTATTGCCCGTTAGGTCTATTAAGTAAGAAGTCAATAAAATTCTAATCTCTTCCCGTTCTTCATCGTTCATAACATTTACCTTTAATTAATTGTTGACTGGTCCATGATACGTGGCATATAATACAACTGTCAACAACAAAAAGGAAATGTTATGAGTAAATCTAATACATACAAGGGGCTATCTTACTTTGGTAGCTATAATCCTGAGATAGGCTACTGCCTAATCGTGGGTGACGTATCAGGCGAAGAGCTTGAAGACTTGTTCGAGTTGTCAACTTCTGGCGGCACTCGAAGCGCGCTTGATGAAATCTTGGAGTTTCTAAACGAAACTCCAGCCATTAATATTGATGAAGTTCACTTCGAGGAGGAAGTAGCATGAATGAAGTTATAGAAATTAATTACATGGATCATGCTTACGACATGATGTACCTGATTGCCGAAATACAAAAGGGGGAAGGAGCCGCTCTTATACGTGGTGAATGGATCGATCAAATAGATAGAGATGAACTCATCCCTGTTTACAGGGCCGTTGAGTTCCACGATCCAACTCATGACGGAAGGGCCGATGATGCCGATCAGTACACTTGTTACTGGGTTCCTGAGGAGGTTGATTCACCTCGCAAGAAATACTTTGGCAACCCAAATCCTGAAACCGGTAAATACGCCATGAAGTATACCGACGAAACCATAGCCGATGCCATACTTTGGTACATAAAAGAAGGTAGGACTAATTGCGAGATAGGCATCTCAGTCAACGTATCCGAGGACAATCCATTGTATGAAACTGGGTACTATGATGGCATTGAGCCTGAGTGTGAGAGATGGTTTAACGTAGACCTATTAACCGGTAAGCATAACAGCAAGACCGCTTCAGGTTGTGGTTATGGGGAGTATACCGGAGCATAGTCGGGATTACCTCGAACCAAGGCGGCCTTCGGGTCGCCTTTTTTTATGGTCGGGTATTGGGCTTAGGTACTTAGGGGCTCGGTCGATCAAGGTCGTCGCGACAGCGACACCGAATCGGGGCGCACGGCGCCGTGTTGCTATACAAGGAGGAGCTAGATAGTGTTTGGCAAATATAATTCGTGGTATTGGTCATTGGGCCATGGTCCCTCCCCCCCGGTCTTTTTTCAAACGATTTTGCCCAAAAATTTTTTTCAAAAGTAATTTCATTGGTTCCATATTACATGGTATATTTGTTGGATGTTACAAGCACCAGATGAAGTCATTCGCGAAGTTCTTGCGTTAGAGGAAGCCAAGCGTCGTTTAGAGATTAGGGAGGTAGCCCAAGAAAATTTTTTAACTTTTGTAAATCATTGCTACGAAGGTTTTATTTTAGGGGCTCATCATAAGCAGATAGCGAAGCAGTTTGAGCGGTTGGCCGTGAACCGTGGCTCACGGATCATTGTCAACATGCCGCCGAGGCATTCCAAGTCAGAGTTTGCCAGTTATTTATTGCCGGCTTGGTTGATTGGCAAAAACCCACAGCTCAAGATCATTCAGACTACGCACACGGGTGAGTTAGCGGTACGGTTTGGTCGCAAAGTCAGAAACCTGATGGAGCTTCAGGTGTACAAAGATATTTTTCCAGAGGTTGAATTGCGTATTGACTCGAAGGCTGCTGGTCGTTGGGAGACATCCCAGGGCGGTGAGTATTATGCGGCGGGTGTTGGTGGTGCGATCACGGGCCGTGGTGCAGATTTATTGATTATTGACGATCCGCATTCGGAACAAGATGCGTTATCGGACACGGCGATGGAAAGTGCGTATGAGTGGTACACTTCCGGACCGAGACAGCGTCTACAGCCGGGCGGTTCGATAGTGATTGTGATGACGAGATGGTCATTGAAGGACTTAACTGGCAAATTGATCAAGGCGCAGAGTCAGGATGTGATGTCTGACCAGTGGGACATTGTAGAATTCCCTGCCATATTGCCAAGTGACAAGGTCCTTTGGCCAGAG